GCGTCCCATTGAGCCAGGCCCTGGAGGACCTTCTGCAGCCGCTTCAGCCGCTCTGGGTCGTCGCTGGGGTAGAGCTCCGCAATGGTGGCCCAGTCGTCGATGATGTCCAGCCCGGCGGCCGCGGCCGCGGCCCTCAGCTGGCGGGCCGGCACAGTGGCGACATCGGCAGGGGCCGCTGGTTGATCGGGCCATGGCGGCGGCTCGAGGCGACTACCAGCGATCGAGAGAAACTCTTCAGGGCCCAGGGGGCCTTCGCTGTCGCGGATCACCGTGGACCCCATCACCAGCTCAGACAAGCGCTGTTCAGCTGGCGGCTGTGCTTTGCCGGCCTGCACCCGGGCAATCCACTCGTTCAGCCGGCCCATCTCCAGCAGAAAAGAGACCGTGATCGAAGATTTCTGATTGCGGAAGAAGAGGTTAAGGCCGGAAGCATGCAACCGGCTGGTGAGGCCTCGATCAATCCAGCCCGCAGCGCCTTCGGCCGGCTCGGTCAACGGGTTGCCAACGGCCTCCCAGGAGTGGCCCCGATGGTTCACCAGATCACCGGGTTGAAGCGGCATGCCGGCAATCCAATCGGGCACCGGCACCTTCGCGTTCGCCAGCAGCGACAGCTCCGCCAGGCGGGACATTACCGCGAGGCTCCAGCCGTTGCGCTTCTGCCACTGCTGAAGCAGCTGGCGCAACCGCTCACGACCATCGACCTCTGCCGTGAGCCAACCCAGCTGCTCGGATCCCGTCAGCAACTGAGACTCCACCGGGAGGTTGCTCTGGCTTTGCTTCTTGGCCATGGCGATCCGAGGAGGCGGAGACAGAGAACGAGCCGGTCTGGTCTCGAACACACGTCTTAGCGACGGGAAACGAGCATTTTCAAACTCGAACACGTTTTAGCAGCTCTCACCACTCCTAACCTTGCCCAGAATGAGACAGCCGTACAGGTGCTCTGTCGCTGGCCCAGGTCACGGGCGGCGGCAGATTGGTAACGGCCCCAGGTGGCGACATCCCGAACCGGCTATGGTTGAAGCTCAGTGGCCGGTTCCCCGAACGCAACAAAGGCTCCGCCAAATCGGCGGAGCCCATGTTGCCCTCTCGGGCTGCGGCCACCAGTCACGCTCCCCAGCGAATCTGATGGCCGCACCGCGGTCATTCTACGGCATCAACCGCACTTTGCAGGCATAGGGGAGTGGACTCAACCACACCAGATCTTGCCATGCCACGCGATCTTTCCAATGCTGAACTATACCGCCCTCGTTTCGCTCAGATACCGCTGGAATTACTGAGCAGCTGTGCAGAAATAGGACGAAGAAGGCTGATCTTTGTATATGCCTGGCTCTGGTTTTACGCTGGACAGGGTGATAACGCATTCCCGTCTGTGCCGCGCCTTGCGTTGGAGTGTGGGATGAAAGAACGCGACATTCGCGCAGCGGTTTCCACCCTTTTGGCAGAGGGATGGATCGTCCTGGCGGGCACCGGTCCTCGTGGCACCAATGTCTACCGGGTGCGGATGGAGACCAAGCGTAAAAGGCAACGGCCGAAATCCGTTGCAGCAGAACGGAAGACGACAGCACCCCTCCCCCCAGGGGGGAGGCCCCCCAGGGGGACCACCCCTTCCCCCCAGGGGGAGTCCCCTCCAGGGGCACCACTCCCCCCAGGGGGGACTCCCCCCCAGGGGGACCCAATCAATAAACCCTTAAACACAGAAGAAGAAATCTTAGAAGGGTTAACTACTTCTTCAAAGATAAATATGTCCCAACGAGTCGTAACCGACTCCGCTTCCGCACCCCAGGTCACAACCGCTGACGCGCTTGTGACAGATCGCCAGATCGTGGTAACCTCAAACCAGAACGCCGCTCCCCAGCGACATGCCGACCTGGCTTGCAGTGACCGCTGTTCCCCTGCCGACGATCAGCCCTCAGCCATCGCCTCAGCCGCTGCTCAGGACAGCGCCCTGCCTGATTGCGCCAAGCCCCACCGCCAGCTGCTGGTGGAGTGGTGGCACCGCCGGCGCGAGAAGCACCCAGCCGCGCCCAAAGAGCTCAGTGCCGGCGATCGATCTGCCATCCTCCATGCCCATGCCCTGGGGGTGCTGCAGCCTTTCCTTGAGCACGCCGCGGCCAGCGGCTGCAAATCGCTCCACACCGGCTACCGCCGCCGTTGTGAGCAGCTCCGCGCCGGCCCTGCAGCCTCTGCCGCGTTCGAGCAGCTCAGCGCCGCCTACCTGTGCAGCCCCCGCCGCGCCACCTGCCAGTCTCTCCCCGCTGCCCAGCGTGAGCTTGCTGTTGTCCTCGCCGAGGGCCACACCATCGACCACCTGGTGGTTGCGCACGCTGCTGAGCTTCGAGCCCAAGACCAGCAGCTTGCCACCACTGGTTTTGCTCCCTGTTTTCCCGATCTGGCCCGCTGGCTGAAAGAGCGGCGGTTTGTGGCCTACCTGCCCCAAAACCAGCCCGTTGCTGCCGTGGCCGCGGCCACCTTCGTTGCTCCCATCGATCCCGAAACCAACGCCCCCGACCCGTTCGCCTACCACCGTCACGTCACCGGCCAATGATCTCTTCCATCACGCCATCACCGGCCGCCGTTTTCGACCTTGCCCCCCACAAGCGGCGCCCACCCGCTGGCCCGGCTTTTGTGTTGCCGAGCTACACCTGCTTCGCCTGTTTCGACACCGGCATCGTGGGCAACTACGACCGGGCCATCAACGACCACCTGAGCGACTACGACGTGTTGCCCACCGGTGAGTGGATGGCAGGCTCTGATCCGGCCGTGATCTGCTGCTGCCACGCGGCCTACTCCGGAACCGGCCGTGGCGGTGGCTTTCGAGATTCATCCGGCCCTCTCAGGGTCGAATCCGCCATGGGCCCTCGCCTGATCGGCATCGAGCTGCCCCAGGAGGTGATTGCCGCCATTCACCGCAACCGTCGACAGCTCGCCTACGCGGCGGTGCAGGCCACCGCAGAACAGGCCCGCCAGCTGCAGGCATCCCGAGAGGCCATCGGCAACCTGTTGCCTTCCATGGGTGCGGAGAAGATCTGATGGCCGTTGCCCTGAAACGCGAGCATCCGCCCCTCGGCGCCATGGTCCTGATCACTGATCGCGGTGCCACGCAGAGCTACGTGGTGCCAGTGGAGAGATACCTGGGCCGCTACTTCTACGCCGGTGAGCACCGGTTCCATGTGGCTGACGATCTTGCCGTTGGCCATTTCAGGGACACGAACCGCCGGCTATGGCGCACGACTGCGGCATTCGTGGTGGAGCTGCCACCCGAAGAAGCCGAGCATCTGCTTGCCCTTGCAGCGGCCGCGGCACCCGTGGTCCTGCTCAATCCCAAGGAAACAGAGGCCCAGGCCAGCAGTGCACCGCTACCACCAGTCGCCGTTGCCCCGTCCTGGCTGGCACTGCCCGAACCCGTGGGCCCTGTTGAGCCCACAGAGCACTGGTGATCATGCTGATCTTCTGTAGGACCAATGATGTGCGCAGCGGCGGCCTGAGCTGGCGCATCCCACTCCCCTGCGGCTGGGAGATGCGCTGGCAGAAATTCGGCTGCTCAATCACCGCCATGCCGCCCCATCTGCGGGGAAAGTCATGGTGACCTCCCTCTCCCTCCCCGAACCGCTCACCTGGTTCTCCACTCCCGAAGGCCAGGCTCTGCTCCCCCTCCCGGATGGCGGCTTCGTAAGCCCGAACGGGGAAGAGCTTCTCTCGGCTCACCAGATCCTTGATCGCATCTATCCCCACGACCAGAGGCACACCATCTCTGCGCAGGATCCCGTGGTGGTGCGGGCCTGCACCATCTACGCCAACAGCCTCCACAACCCGGCCGCGGCCACCAGGGGCCCCTGGGCGCCCAGCGTGGCTCCGTTCACTTCGGCTCTGCCCACGATCGAGCCATTGATCGCCCATCCCTTTTGGCAGCGCCTCGAGGTGCTTGCTGCGCCATTGCCCCTGCGGCATTGGCGCCTGCCCGTGGCCACATCTGCCGACCTGCTGGTGCGGTTCAGAGATGGCAGCGACATTGGCATTGGCATGGTGCAGGCCGGCTCACCGGATCAGCTCAACCCCCAGCGTGTGGCGGCTGAGCTGGGAGCAGCCCTGGCGCTGCTGATCGACACCCACAGCTGGTGGCCGCAGCGTGCGTTCGTGCTCTTCTGCAGCCCCGGCCACACCGCCGTGGAGCTCATCGATGTCGATGTTGCCGTTGGCAGCTGGGTAGATGCGCTCGATCTCTACCGCTTCATGTCCCGATCTTTTCAGTGGGAGAAATCCTTATGAACGCTTACATGACCTACTCGCCCCTGTTTTCCGAGTTGGCCCGCCTGGCCACTGATCGAGCGCACCTTGCTGGTGCCCAGGTCCAGGAGCTCCGGCACCAGCTGGAGGCCCTCCCTGCTGGCCACCAGGCCGGCCATGCCCTGAAACATGCCGCAGCGACCGCCTGGCGCCGTTACTGGCGCGAGATGGCCACGGTTGTCCGGCTGATGGGCTTCCCGTGCCCCCTGTGCGACCAGCTGGGAGGTGAAGCGTGAGCCATCTGCAGGATCGCCCGGACAACTGGGCCACGGCCAGCCAGGAGGAGACCATCCAGGCCCTGTTTCAGGCGCCACGGTTCATCAATCCCTTCTGGATGGCATTCCTGCGGCGCGAGCGCCCGGGGGTGCTGGCCAAGCAGCTGAAGCTGCACGCTGCCGGTGGCGGCCACCTGGGCCAGCCGGCCCGCCGCCTTCTCGCGGAGCGGGGGCTATGAGCAGCTTCGACCTGTTGGCGCACCTCCACGGACAGGCCGCCTTCAGCCAGCTCACGTTCGGCCCTGGTGACCGGACCCGTGGCGTCTGCAATCACCTACGCAAGGAGCTGCAGGAGGTCGAGGCCGCGGCCGACCAGGGGCAGCCAACCCTGCCCGAGTGGATCGACGTGATCATTCTTGGATTCGACGGGGCTCTGCGCAGCGGTGCCACACCAGAACAGGTGATCGCCGCCCTGCTGGCCAAGCAGCGCACCAACGAGAGCCGCACATGGCCGGATTGGCGCACGGCCGATCCGAACAAGGCGATTGAGCACGACCGGCAGCGAGAGATCGCACTGCTGCAAGCCGACGACCTGATGGACGTAGCGAAGGATCTCGATCGCAAGGGAACAGCGTCATGAGCAGCAGCACCGACCGCATCCCCCTGGCCCAAGCCGAGGCCATCGCCGTGGGCGTGATGGAGCAGCTCGACCCGCACTGCGAGGTGATCAGTCTCGCCGGCAGCATCCGCCGGCAGCGGCCCACGATCGGCGACATCGAGATCGTCTGCGTGCCGAAGCCCTACGACGCCTCGCCCCTGTTCGCCAGCGGCCTGGCCACCGTGGTGAACCAGTGGATGAAGGTGCGGGGTGAGCTGCCCTGCCGCTACACCCAGCGCCTGCTGCCGAAGGGCATCAAGCTCGACCTGTTCATGGTCGATGCCGATGGCTACGGCCTGCAGCGGGCGATCCGCACCGGCTCGGCGGACTGGTGCCGCACGATCCTGGCCCCAGCCTGGGTGCGGGCTGGCTACCACTCCGAAGGCGGCCTGCTGCGCCGCGCCGATGGGTCGGTTGTGCCAGTGCGCACCGAGCCGGAGTTGTTCCGCCTGATCGGCCTGGGTTGGGTGGACCCTCGTGACCGGGAGGTGGCCTGACCTCCTCCCCAGCGACCGCATCCACAACCCCACCCCCCGATGATCACCCTCACGACCCCCACCCAGCAGGCCATGGCCCGCATTGCCACCGCGCCCGCCACCAGCGATCAGGCCCAGCGCCCACCAACACCCTCCACCCGGTTATCCCTGGCCGCCTGCCCCATGCTGGCGCGGCCATGATGGTCAACATTTCCCCCGCCTCTGTTGCGGACTTAGCACTAGCGATAGTGCTGATTTGGTCTATTCTCAAGGTGAAGCGATGACTAAACGAACTGATTGGCGCAAGACATGCGCCGAGCTAATTGAAAACGTCCGTTACCTGATTGATTGCGTTGATCGTGACTGTTTCGATCCCGTCGCCCTGATGGAGTGCCGCGAGCACCTATCCCAGACCCGCACCGCCCTGGCCCAGCCCGAGCCGGAGGGGGTGATAGCACCCTCGAATCGGCCGATTATCTCAGCCCCAAAGCTGAGCATCTTCGCCGTGAGCCGCCCCACCATCGAGCCGGTGCCGGTGAGCAAGGCCGAAATTGACGAGCTGACGGAGCAGCATTGCAGCGACCTAGGCGATCTCCGAATAGGAATTGCGCCGGAAGACGTGCCCGCCTTGGTTACCGCCGTTCTCGCCCGCTACGCCCGCCCCACCATCGAGCCGGTGCCCGTGCCCGCACCCATGAGCGCGGACACATTGGCCGCCATCATCCGCGAGGTGGACGGCACACACCGGCGGTTAGGCGCTGCTGCACTAGCTGAGGCGATCCTGGCTCACCCTGCCGCCATCAACGCCCTGCCGGTGCCCGGTGCGGAGGTGCAATCGTGAGCCTCCTAACTGTCGATCGCCCGTGGCGCGACTACCCGCTCGGCACCAAGGCCCACGCATACAATGGCGGATGGTGGACGCGAGTAGAGCGCGGCTGGAGATGGGGCAGCCGGGGCGATGTGTTCCCCACTCCGGGCGGGGATGCTTGCGGGCGCTGCATCGAGCTGCCGGCGCCCGGTGCGGAGGTGGGGTGATGAAACGAGACGCCTTCACTGTGTTTTGGATTTGTTATTTCCTTTACGAAATAGTCCATCAACTGTATCCCCACGGAGTTCAACCATGACCACCCCAACCACACCCCTATCCCCCACCGTGAATGAAATCCGAAACTCAAGCGATGATCACAAGTGAACTTTGCCGCCGAGCATTGTTCATTGCTGGCCGCCGCGGAGCGGGGGTGCGCACCATGGGATTACTTAAACAGGAGCTGGCAAAGATTGCCTCTTTCGCTGAACCACAGCCGGCTGCGACTTTCCTGATCGTTGATGAAGTAGGTCCTCCATACTCACCCCCTCGTCCCCAGCTGAGGTTTGCCAAACTGTCCTGCCTGCGTCGTCAACCCACCCGATGAGCAGGATGGCTGAACGCCAACGGATGAACGGGCGGCCGCCAGAGGGGCTGATCAACGAGGTCCTCGTTGCCATTCATCAGCAGTGGATCGACAAACCGCCGGCCGAAAAGGACGACCTGCAGCCGCTCGCCATCCCAGACGACCTTTCGGCAGAAGAAGGCGGTCACCATCCGCCACTGGTGTGAACTGGCACCTTCCCACGCCCCCCAGCTGCTGAACGTCTCGCCCCAGTTGTGTCGATCGAGGTAGGGCGGATCTCCCAGCTCATCCTCCGCCAGCTGCACCTGGGCCGCCCGCGCCAAAATTGCCAGGCGCGGTAAGCCAGCCTCATGCAACCGCTGGGCCATCGCCTGGAACTGCTCCAGCTGCTCCAGCCACCGCTGCTCGCGCTCCCGTTGAAACTTCGTGCGGTGCTCACACAGCCGGGCCATCTCCGGCAGCCGCCGCTGCAGTGCCTCAAACACAGCCCGCTTGATGGCCGCGGCTGATACCCACTCCCGGCGGCCAGCGGTGCGGCAGCGAGTGCAGGCCCAGCGGTGCGGGCGGCCACAGACATCCCTCTGATCCGGCGGCTTCAGCAGGCCGCGGCACTTGCTGCAGACCACCAAACCGTCAAACAGCCGAGGTGAGCATTGCCGGTAGTTCGCTTGTATCAATCGCTCTGCCTGGGCCCGCTCGATCGGATCGCAGAGATGTATGCCTGTTCGCTGCCACCAGGTCCGGAGCACCCAAAGCGACACCCCACTGATTTCTGCCGCTTCCGACCAGCGAAACCCTGTCTGTAGCAGGATTCTCAGCCTGTCAGCAGACATCTTGCGCACAGACTCGCCGGAATGGAAAGACATCCCTATTCAACGGTTCATGCCGTGACAACTACGTTCTCATCCGGTTACGTTGGCAACCAACCATATTTTGCCAACCATGCCGGCCCGCCGCCGCCTCGCCATGGTCCCGGTGACCATGCCGACCGAGACCACGCTGGAGGCCCTGACCCAGGATCCCAAGAACGCCCGACGCCGCACGCAGCGCAGCACGGCGATGATCGAGCGCTCGCTCCAGGAGTTTGGCGCCGCACGGAGTCTGGTGATCGATGAGGCTGGCAGGATCCTCGCCGGCAACGGCACCGCCGAGGCCGCCGCCGCCATCGGTATCGAAAAGGTGCTGGTGGTGCCCGCCGATGGCCGCACGCTGGTGGCGGTGCAGCGCACCGACCTCTCCCCCTCCCAGAAGGCGGAGTATGGCGTTGCCGACAACCGTGCCAGCGACCTGAGCGAGTTCGATGGCGCTGCCCTGGCAAACCTGCTGGAGGAGCACGCCGATCTCGACATGAGCCCTTGGTTCACGGATGAGGAATGGCGGCAGCAGGTGGAGGGGATTGACGAGCCACCGCCACCTCCGGAACCCGACCCGACCGATCCAGGCCCCGCCGGGCTGACGGTGCAGCTCACCTTCCTCGACCAGCAGGCCCTCACCGATTTCCAGGCTCTGATGGGCCGGCTGGCCGCGGCCCTGCCGGAGGAGGAGACCACCGAGGCCCGCATCACTCGGGCAGTGGAGGCCTTGCTGGCCCAGCGGGGCCGTTGACGGTGATGGCCAAAGGCCGGCCGCTCACCCGTTACCACCATTGCTTGATGTTGGACCTGCACCGGCAAGGCGTGCCCGTGAAGGCGATCGCCGCGGCCGTGGGTTGCTCTCATCAGGCCGTCTACCAGCTGCTGGCTGATGCGCGGATCAACGGCGGCTGGGTGAGGCAACGGCGTGCGTTGGTGAACAACCTCCAGGCCGGTGGAGATGGCCTGGTGCCGCCTGCAGTGCCCCTGCCGGTGCAGATGGTGGTGAACCGCTACCTGGCCGATGCGAGCATCAAGTCGATCGCAACCTGCTACGGGGTGTCGCCGCAGCGGATCCGAAAGTTGCTGGTGGAGGCTGGCGTGACGATCCGTGCCCGGCGGCATCGAGTGCCTGTGGCCCTGAGGCGATGGACGGCGGAAGAGGGCGCCCGGGCCCTGCGTCTGCGCGCCGAGGGCCGCGACATGGCCACCATCGGCCTGATGCTGAATCGCAGCACCTGGGCGGTGAGGAGCTGGCTGAAGGAGCACGCTCGCCGCTGCGAAGCGAATCACATCTCTGCGGGAGTTGTTGAGCATGAGGCGCCTACGTTTTGAGCAGGAGGCACACCGGCGTGAGCAGCGAAAAGGCCGGCGCCAATCCCAAGCCCCGGAAACCCAAGGCCAAGCCGAAAACCAAGGACCGCAGCATCTCTAAGGCCGCTGAACGCAACTACCGGGTGCATGCCCTGCTGGGCCTGGCTGTGAAGGAGGGCTACGGGGCTCACGATCTGATGACCGTGGCGACCAAGGGCTTCAAGGTCAGCCCTGCCGTAGCTGCCCGCCTGGTGGCCGATGCCTACGAGCTCTGCATCCAGAGCACCAGCCTCTACGACCGCCTGCGGATGGGCGCCATTCAGGTGAGCCGAATGGAATCGCTGCTGCGCAGATCCCTGCAGGCCCGGCAACTGCAAACCGCCCTTGGCACCCTGGCCGAGATCAACAAATTCATCCTCAGCATCGACAAGTTCGAGCGCGCCCAGCAGGAGCTCGGCGATGGTGGTTCTGGTGCCGCACCCCTCACCCCGGAGGAGCAGGAAGCGCTGGATCGAGAAGGTGATTTCTGATGGCCTGGGATGACGAGGCCTGGGCTGAATACGAGGCCCAGCTCCGCACCCAGACACCCTGCTATGCCTGGCCCCGCAGCAAGGGCTCCACAGGCCCCCACCTGCCCCGCAAGAAGGTTGTGCGGCCGGTGCTGCAGTACCTGCCCCGCCGCGGCCTGTTCTCCCAGGAGCAGGCGGTGCAGCTGTGGGATCAGCTCCCCAAGCGCTGGCCCGACTTTGCCGCACGCACCTACATCGCCTCCCAGGGCAAATACCTGCCCTTCCAGGCCTGGGACTACCAGCTGTCGCTGGTGCGCACCATCCGCGCATTCCAGAACACCTACGTGCTCAAGAGCCGCCAGACCGGCGTTTCAGAGACCGTCATCTCCTACATGCTGCAGCAGGCCATCCAGCGGCCGGCCTGGGTGGGAATCATCTTCTCCAAGACTGGAGAGGACGCCTCTGAATTGGCGGCCCGGATCAAGGGCCAGGCCGCCAGCCTGGGTGCCTACTGCCCACCCCTCCCGAAGGATTCCGCTCGCAAACTGGTCTTCCAAGGCCGCGGCAGCCTCCATTTCCTGCCCCCCACCGAGCGGGCCGCCCGGGGCATCCCATCGGCCAGTTTCGTGCTGTTCGATGAGGGTGCGTTCATCGAAAAGCTGGGCGGCATTGAAACCGGCGCCATGCCCACCCTCAGCCTGCTGGGCCCCCGCGCCCGCGCCGTGTGGGTGAGCACCCCCAACGGCCGCAGTGGCCGTTTCCACGAGCACTGGAGCACGGACCACGGCGAGCAGCAGATCGGCGAGGTCACGGTCAACGGGATCCCGATCCTTCGCTGCAGCCCCTGCGGTGGCTTCGCGAAGGTGGCCATCCACTGGAGCCAGCACCCGATCTACAGCCAGGATCCGAACTACGCGGAGAACACCCGGCGCAAATTCCAGCTCACCGAGCAGCGCTACCGGCAGGAGTTCGAGCTCGATTTCGCCGCCACCGATGCCGAGGTCTACCCCCACGATCTGATCGAGGCCAGCGAGGCCATCGGCGGGCTGGATCTGCCCACCAGGGGCCACAACTACGTGATCGGGATCGACCCGAACGGCTCCGGCGATGACGAATGGGTCACCACCGTGCTCGATGTCACCACCAACCCCTGGCAGGTGGTGGCCTACTTCAACGACGCGCGCCGCAGCCGCGACTACGGCCTGCAGCGCACCGCCCGCCTGATGGATCAGTACAACCCCGAGATGGTGATGATCGAGAAGAACGGCGTCGGCGCCGCTGTGGGCGAGTCCCTGGCCCGCCTGCGGCCCGGGGTGCCCATTGAGGAGTTCGCCACATCCAGGCCCAGCAAGATCGCCATGACCGACCGGGTGCTGCTGCTGCTCGAGCAGGGCGAACTGGGCATCCCGCCCGACAGCATCTACGGGGAGCAGATGCGCGTGTTCCGCCAGGGGCCGGATGGTACGCGCGAGGCTGCAGCCGGCTGCCACGATGACGCCGTGATGAGCCTGGCCGCGGCCTGTGAAGCCGGCGCCAGGGTGCGGCCGATGATCGCCGATTGGATCAACATGGTCTGAACCGTTGCGGTTCAGCCCTGCAGCTGGGCGAGGTGTGAAGGGTCGATCATTGGCCCAGCACCACCGCCCGCACGAACTCAACTCCGCGCCACAGCCAGCGCCGCCGGCGCCGCTGAGGCCGCTGAGGTGCCGGCGGCTCTGCAATGGCCTGGCTCGCTTCTAGCTCGGCAATCAGCTTGCTGGCCTTGTTGATGATGTTGTCCCTGACCCGGCACTGCTCAGACAGCACCACGCACATCCGAACCAACGTTCTGGGATGGCGCTCCACTGTTTCGAGAAGCTGTAGCTCCAGCACGCGCAAGGCAAACCGGTCTTCTTCGCTCAGCTCCGGCACTCTCCATTGCCCCCAGACCATCAGAAATCCTCCAAAATCCGGTGGTTTAGAGCAGGCTCTGACAGGTTTTGACGCATGACCCAGCAGGTCACAGACTTCTGTGTCATCCAGGCCTGCAACAGCTGCTTGCACAGGCCCCGCAGAGCTTCCAGGTCAGAGGTGGCATCAATGGCCCGGGAAAACCGCTCCACCTCGAAAGCCTGGGCGTCTGTGAGCGCAATGGGCCCAGGTTCAGCCGGCACCCCTGGCAACGTCTCCCAGCCCATCAGGCCACCTCAGGGCGGGGCCACAACACCCGAATCGAGCGGGGCACACCACGGCGCTGCTCGATCGCCCCGGCAGCCTGCAGGTTCCTCAGGTGGAACTGCACCGGGCTAAGAGATGAGAGCCCCAGCGCTGCCTTCAGATCTTTCAGGGTGGGGCTGATGCCGTTGGCATCGATGTAGGCCCGAACTGCATTCAGGGTGCGCTGCTGCATCTCCGTCAGCGCCTTCTCCCTCTCCGAGGTGACTTCGGGGTGTTGCGCCTGTGCCCGCATGAAATCGTGATGGACTGGTTTCGGGTCGACTTTACCCCGGAATGGAACATACGTGCTAGGCGGGTACAGGCTCTGGCAGGAGGGACGGCTGCACGTACACCACATGCTGCGGCGGCGCCGGCGCAGTTTCCGCTGGCGGTTCATCAGAATCCAGCTCCTCCTCCTGCAGCTCATCCCCCATGGCGCTGTTGCGCGCCAACAGCTGCGCCATCGCCAGCGCCTGCCGTCCGCGGCGAATCGCCGCCCGCTCGCTCATTCCCATTGCCAGGCTGATCTCCCAGAATGTCTGGCCTGCCAGCCGCCGTTCCATCACCTCCTGCAGCACCGGCCAGGGCTGCAGCATCTGCAGTACCTGATCCAACTCCCTGTTGCTGGCGGTTGGCTGCGGATCATCTGCAGGGGCCGCCACGGTGCTCAACCAGGTGTCGCCATCCTCATCACCCATCACCACATCGAGAGAGCGCAGCTGGTAGACGGCCGCCGCCTGGCGCAGGATTACCAGATCACCGGGCCGCTGCACGCCGGTGATGCCTGCTGCCAGTTGCTCGGCATCGGTGGGAGGCCTCCCCTCTTCCGCACTGAACGCCTCGCACCACTTCCGCAGCCCGTGCATCGCCTGGGATCGTTTCGTGGGGATATGGATGGCTCCAGAGCCATGTACCAGCCGCGTCATGCTTTGCCGGATCCACAGCACCGCATAGGTGGAGAAGGCATAGCCCAGGGCCGGATCAAACAGCTCCGCCGCCCTGCATAGCCCGATCGCACCCTCCTGGATCAGATCCTGCAGCTCCAGCGCCGGCGTGGAGCTCACCGAAAATGAACGGGCCTGGTCCGCCACCAGCAGCATGTTCCTGCTGATCAACTGCTCTCGCGCCCGCTCCCCAGCCCGCCGCAGCCGCTTCGGGGGTTCGGTGATGCCCTGCTGTTGCTCCTCGAGCGATGGCTCCCAGTCCAGCCAGGCGCGAATCTTCCGGCCCAGCAGCACCTGCTCCTCCCTGGTGGGGATCGGCAGCCGCCCGTAGGCCTTCATCATCGCGTCCAGCGGCGAGCTCACCGGGATAGGTCGGATGTTCTACCAGCCTATGGGTTGTAACATCCCCAGCCAAGGTTGTCCCTGTGTGATAAGGCCTACCCTGGCCCTGTGCGCATCGGCCCGTGGCGATCGGTTTCCTGCAGTCGAATGATCCCGGCGGCGGGTATCGCCTTGATGGTGCGCTCATCAATGTGCTCACCGGCCTGGGCACCGCCAAGGACCGCAACGAGGCAATCGGCGTCAAGCGCTCGCGCATCCTCACAGAAAGGGCCATTGATGCCCTCTACGAACAGAGCTGGCTGATCCGCCGCATCGTCGAAAAGCTCCCCCAGCAGGGCACCCGCAGCGGCTGGGATTTGAGCGTGGGGGATGAAACCTCCAGCCGCATGAAAAAGCAGCTCGATGATGTGGTCGGCTGGAGCGAGAAGCTGCACCTCCGCCAGGCCCTCGCCCAGGCCGCCACCTACAGCCGCCTCTACGGCGGCGGCGCGATCATCGTGATTGCCGACGACCGCACGCCGATCGATCAGCCGCTGAATCTCAAGCGGCTGCGCACCATCCATGGCCTCTACCCGATCGATCGCTGGCGCCTCTACCCCGCTGCCGGCTGGTCAGGGATCGGGGAACCGGAGCGCTACTGGTTCTGGACCCAGGCCGATCGCGACCTCCAGAAGCTGAACGAGCAGGCCGGTGCCAAGCAAGTCACCAGCGCCGGCCTCGGCCTCACCGATGCCACCCAGATCGAGATCCACAGCAGCCGGGTGATCCGCATCGAGGGCATGCCCTGCTCCTGGCGCTCGCAGCAGGAGCGGCAGTGGTGGGGCGTCTCGGTGGTGGATCTGATCTGGGACGTGTTCAAGCGCTACGAGACCGGCCAGCAGAGCGCCGCCGACATCCTGCACGACTTCGACCTGGTGGTGCACAAGCTGCCGGGCCTCTCCAACATGCTCGCCGCCGGTGGCGAAGACAAGCTGCGCGCGCGACTGCAGGCCAACGCCCTGGCCCGCTCCACCATCGGCGCCTACCTGCTGAACGACAACGAGGAGCTCACCAACTTCACCCGCTCGGCCGCCGGTATCGCCGACATCCTCACCAGCCTGAAGTCCGAGATCACCGGCGCCAGCGGCCTGCCCCACACCCTGCTATGGGGCGAGAGCCCCTCGGGCCTCGGCGCCGATGGCCGCAGCGAACAGGCGGCCTTCGGGAACGAGGTGGCCGACTGGCAGGCCCAGCACCTCAAAGAACCCCTCCAGCACATCTACGAGCTGGTGATGGCCTGCTCTGATGGCCCCTGGAAGGGCAAGGCCCTGCCCGCCGACTGGGAGATCACCTTTCGCCCCACCTACACCCCCACGGATGACGAGCAGGCCGAGCTGCGCCAGAAAATGGCCGCGGCCGACAGCCAATACATCCAGACCGCTGTGTTGCAGCCCAACGAGGTGGCGCTCGCGCGGTTCGGGAAGCCCCGCTTCAGCCTCGACACCACCCTGTTGAACCGCGAGGCGGATGGTTCCATTCCGCAGCCGGAGCAGGATGACCCGGTGGAGTTTGGCGGCACGCTCGAGGGCGACCCGGCCGCAACCCCTCCAGGGCAGGCTCAGGCTGCCGGCGATGAGGCGGCCTTGGAGGGCGCCGCGCCGCCCGAGACTCCGCCCCGCACCGATGCCGACGATGAGCCCTGCTGTGATGCCTGCGAAGAACGGGCCCAGGCCCTGGCCGAGCAGATCACCGAGCACCGCGGCCGCCGCAAGCGCCGCCGGGATGAAGAGCCCCGCAACGATGCCACCGGCCAGGTGCATCAGATCCTCGGGGTGAGCGTGCGGATGGATGGCCCGGGCATCGGCCGCCTGCAGGGGCCCTACGGCCAGACCCTCCCCTACCCCGTGGCGGTGGGGCCGGATTTGAGCGGCGCCTGGGAGGTGTTCGAGCCCTCCACCGGCGCCTACTTGCTGGCCCTGGGACACCAGCACCTGCGGGGGATTCGTGATGCCATTGGCGCCAATGCCACCATCCGCCGAATCGATGGCGTCGACCTGGTGGCGATGGGCGCTGTGTGTGATGCCTACGTTTCAGGGCATGGAGCAGAGACATGAACCTGGCTGACAGCCTGCAGCAGCGGATCGACGCCCTCAAACGGCAGTGCCGCACGGGCTACAGCTGCGGGAGCACCTGCATCTCCCTGCGGAAGGAATGCCGCACCAGCCCGGGGTCGGCGATCGGGAAGGAACGCCTCAAGCGCCTGCTGGCCCTGGCGGCCGGGGGCGCCTCCAGCCAGCGCGGCATTGCCCCGGTGAAGGCCAAGGAGGCCGGTGAGCTGGCCGAGGGTATCGCCACCCGCCGGGGGGAGAAAGCGGGCCAGCTGCGGGGGGTACGCCAGCAGGCCGCGGCAGAGAAGGCCCAAGCAGCACAGGCGGCAGAGGCCGCGGCCAAGGCCGCCGCACAGGCCCGCCAGCCACGCCCAAGCGCCGGCGATCGCCCTATGGCGCCGGCCGGCACCCCCCGGGGTGAGGCCGATCGGGCCGCCAAGGCAGCGGATCCGGACTACGAGTTCGCCAGGCCGTCAACTGTGGGGAATGTCGGGGAAGACCTGAAGGGCTCCGCTCGGCACAAGGCCAACCAGTGGCGTTCGCTGAGCGAGGCAGAAGCCGATGGCACGGCCGCGGCCATGGTCACCCGAGACAAGCTGCTCAAAGCCGAGCCGCTCGACCTGACGGAAGGCCTCACCAACGCCAACTACCTCACCCGCCTGGCCGGCCACCTGGCCCTGAAATCCTTTCCGGCGCAGCCTTTCACCGATAAGGCCTTCCAGGCTTACAACCGGGCCCAGATCACCGGGAAGAAGACCCCGGCGGAGATGCGCAAGCTCTACTACGACCACCTTCAGGAGGTGAAGGGCATCATCGACCGCCGACGGGATGATGCTGATCCGCGCGAGATGCTCGCGGAAATTTCCCGGGCCACCACCAACCGGATCACGGCCATCAGGGGGAATCGCTCCCTGGACACATACGATCGCTACAACCCCCTGGCCAACTCCTTGGTGGACCTCACCAACAAGGCCAGCAGAGGCAGCTACTCCAAAACGTCAGTTACCGGGCAGATCAACACCCTGGGGGTCCGCCTCAAGAAGGCCAACGACGGAAAGAGCACCGCTGAGCTGGCGGATGTGATGCGCAACGCCACACAGGAGATCCTGGGGGGGGCCTCGATCGACAAGGTCACCGGGGTGCAGCGCGGCGGGGCGACCATCAACGCCGCCGACCTCTACGTGAAGAGGGCGGTCCGCACTGGCGGCCGCGCCCTGGGTGTCGATGACACGCCGGCCGGGTCCACCACGGTGCTCGCCAACCGAATGGGAATGCGGGGCCTGCAGTTCGGCAACAGCGTCACCGATGAAGAAAGGGCCCACCACCTGCGCAAGACCGCCGAGGCCCTGGTCGACCTGGCGGACGTGACGGGGCTCCCAGATCGGGCCATCTCGCTGGACGGCCAGCTGGGCCTGGCCTTCGGAGCCAGAGGCAAGGGTCGGGCCGCGGCACACTACGAGCCGGGGACAAAAGTGATCAACATCACCCGGAAGAACGGTGTCGGCACCCTGGCCCACGAATGGGGGCACGCCTTGGATGATTACATCGGCCAGCAAACTCCCCGCGGTAAATCACGCATGAGGAGTGGACCAGCATACCTGAGCGAGCAAACCAGTGGTTTGTACTGGGACCCGAATGGTGGGACTAAAAGCCAGGCGGATAATCCGGTTTGGAAGGCTATGGATAGCGTCCGAAAGGCTATCGATGACACAGACTTTCGGTTTACCCTGAGAGACGGACTGGCAGGCTATGGAATCAAAGCTGGCAGCGCTCAATATTCATACTGGACTTCAGGCCGTGAGGTGTTCGCCCGCACCTTCGAGCGGTACGTGCAGCACAAGCTGAAGACCAAGGGGCAGGAGAACACCTACCTCTCAGGCCTGGGCGGTGAGAGCCCCCTGTGGCCCAACAAGGAGCAGATCGCGAAGATGGCCCCCGCATTGGATGAGCTGATGAAGGCCGTGGGCACCAACACCTTCGGCAGCATGAACCGCCGCACCGACAGCCGTGAGCAGCGAATCCAGCGGCTGATCCGTGAGGCGATGGCCACGCAGCGCATCGATGCCGTGAAGCGGCAGTGCCGCACCGGCTACAGCTGCGGGGCCAGCTGCATTTCGATGGGCAAGGTCTGCCGCAAGACCCCCGGCGGCGCCAATCAGCAGAAGATGACGCGGATTCTCGCCCTGGCGGCTGGCAAGGAAGGCGGCCCTGCTGTCAGCGGTGGCGCCAGGGCCAAGGAGGCCCCCTCCAGCAGGGGAGGAAGTGAGAAGGCATCGGAGGGCCAAGGGAAGGGCCCGGCCAGCACGGCCAAGCCCATGACCATCAGGGAGATGCGATCGGCGGTTTTCAAGTCGTTCAACGTGAAGAGCACGGCCGCCCTGATGGCCAACAAGAATTTTCAGCAGTCGGTCGTGGGTGACAACCCCCGCACCCTCAAGGGCAAGAACGCCGAGGAGGAGTGGCGCCAGCTCTATCGGCGGTTCGTTGCGGTCCCCAGGGATGAGCGTGGCCTCAAGGACGGCGGCAGCGTCATCAACGGGGTGGACATCCTCAAGAACTTCCGCCCCTGGGTGGCCTTCGGCCTGGATCCGAAAAAGGCCACCAAGGCCGATGTGGACAAGGCCTTCCGCAAGCTGGCCATGAAGCACCACCCGGATGCCGGCGGTGATCGGAAGGTGTTCGAGAAGCTGGTCAGCATGAAGAACAGCGTGAAAGCACTGATGGATTCCGTCATTCAGGATCGCCTCGATGCCCTGCGCGCCAGATGCTGCTGACATGCAGACCCGGCCTGCGCTGATCCGTGCACAGCTGATCCAGCACCGCCTGGATGCCCTCCGGCGCCGAGCTGAAGTCCCAGGCCAGCTGGGTCTCGATTTAGGAGGCAGCCCTCCAGCAGCAGGTAAGGGCACTGGTGAGCCGTGCGGTCAGGGCTGGATCAATCGCGACAAGGAATGCCACAAAGGCCAAGGGGCAGATCCAGGCGCTCCACCAGACGACACCCGCCGCCGCCGGCCTGTGGAGCCCATTTCCTTCAATCCGCCAGTGAAGGGCCCATCAGGGGCTGAGCTGCTGGCCTACGAATGGCAGTGGATGATGGACAGCTTCCAGGACAGCCACGGAGAGGAGCAGCTCAAGCGGGTCAGCGACTGGGAGCGTTCAGAGCAGAATGCCGAAACCGGCAGACGGGTGGTTCACCAGTTCAAGGTGCGCAGGCCCGATGGCAGCACCGGCCTGGTGAGCAGCGAGACGGCGGTAAAGCTGCTGGGCTTCAACACCGCCGACCAAAAAGCAGGGTTCAAGCGGGTCCGATCCAGTGCCCAGACGGTTGCCAAGCTCGAGATGGAGAAGGCCCAGCTCCAGCAAGAGCTCAAGCGGATCGGCAACATCTATCGCGAGATCGAGCAGGAAACCCCGCCTGAGCCGCAGATCAGCCGCAACGAGTATGGCCGCGGCCTCGAATGGGTCATGCCAGGCAGCAGCCACGCCATGCCCGCCAAGGTGATGGCCCGGCGCGTTGGCATCGCCCCCCGGGCCGCCTCAACGCCTGAGGAGGCCCATCTGATGCCGCATGAGCGCTCCACCATGGTCAGCCACTGGGTTGCTGCGCGTGTTGCGGAACGACTCGGGAAAACGCGCATGCCGACCCATGGGTCTTTCAACGGCGACATGCACTACAAGGTGGAGGACGTGGATAAGCGAATCCAGAAGGCCAGAAAGCGCCTGGAGGCCGTTGTGGCGGCTGAGGCCGAGCAGGGAGCCAACCGTGCCGACAGCATCCAGGAACGGATTGATGCCTTGAAGCGCCGCTGCACCACCGGCTACAGCTGCGGCCGCGCCTGCATCAGCATCCAGAAGGAGTGCAGGGTCAGCCCCGGCAGCACGACGGGAAAAGAGCGGCTGCAGCGCCTCTTCTCACTGGCTCGAGGTGACATCAAGCCCCGGGGAATCGGCGTGCCCAATGCAGCCGAAGCCCAGGCGATGGCCGGAAAGATCCGGGCAGAGAACAGCGAAAAGCAGGCCCTGGTGAAAGCCGAACGCAAGCGGCAGGAAGCCGCGGCCGCCGCCGCAGGGGTGAAGAAGCCCAAGGTGATCGTGCAGCTGCGGCGGGCCAAGCCTGGCGGCGAAACAGGGCCCGATGGCCACTGGTATCCGGGAGGCGCCTGGATGAGCGAGGGCTCCTTTGTCGGAGCCAAGCCCCTGAAGCTCGGCGAAGGGGAGGCGGGCGGCCAAGGGGAGAAGGCCACAGGTGGCGACAGAGAACCACGGGTCATCCGCAACAAGCGGCCTTCCTTCCCTGAACGACCGATCAAGCCGAAAGGTGAAGGCCTCCCGCGGCCCACCGGACTCAAAAAAATGGCCGCCAAGAATGACGAGCTGTTCTTCGGGGATGACGGCTACATCCTCTACCCACGGCGCCAACCCAGTGACAAGACGCCAGGGCTGGTGGGCAGCCTGTTTGAGGCGGCTGTCACCCAGCGGATGAGCACCGATGAGCTGAACTGGGCCACCGAGCAGATCAAGCAGCAGGCTTACCGATCGACAGATCCTGAGCGCAGGAAGTTTTTTGACGATCAGATGGCAGACATTGACGACGAAATTGCCCGCTATGGGGGACCAGAAGCGTATGGGGGACCGGATGGACATCGCTGGACTGCGCGCACGCAACTGACCGGAGTGGATGCTGAGCGCTACATCGCAGGCCAGCGTTTCATGTCGGCGTCAAGGCTGCTGACTGATGCCAGCCCCGCCCGCCAGCGAAGGAATGAGCGCTATCGAGACCCCCGCTTTGAGGATTGGATCGTCCCTGAGCAGGGCGATCAGGATCAATGGGTCTGGGGCCTGAACAACGTCTTCCGAGCTGTGCGGATCAGGAGAGAGCGCCTGCAGTCGCCGCGGGCTGATTCGACCTTGAAAAGCCTCTTCAGAGGCAACAGCCTGCAGCAGCGGATCGACGCCCTTCGCCGAAAATGCAGCACGGGCTACAGCTGCGGGGCGACGTGCATCAGCCTGCGGAAGGAGTGCCGCACCAGTCCGGGCAGCGCAATCGGGAAGGAACGGCTGAAGCGCCTGCTGGCCCTGGCCGGCGGGGCCCCATCTAACCAGCGAGGCATCGGCACGGTGAAGACTGGAGAGGCTGCGGAGATTGCTCAGGGCATCGCCGCCCAACGAAGCCAGAAAGCCCTGCAGCTGCTGGAGCAAAGGGGGCAGTTAGGTCGTGATGGACTGATCCCCACAAACCTGCCATTCAGCCCTGAGGTGGAAGCCCGCATTGCACAGGGCATCAAGGAGCGCACAATTCGCACCGGTGCAGTGAACTACGGGGGCGAGGAATTGGCGGCAGCGCTCCTGAAGGTGGCGCGTGATGCGCCAGGAGAGGCTGGTGTGAACGCGAGGAAGGCTCTGGCGTTTATGGAGGAAGCCGGCATCCTTGTAAACGTGGCAGCAGAAAGTTCCGGCGAAATCAAGCGAATCACCGGCAAGGAAATTGGGTCTAAAGAGATCCCATGGAATGACGGAAAAAAACTTGCCAAAATGGTTGTCGAGATGGGGCTGGTCAGTGATGAACGCATGGAATGGATGCGGAAAGACAACACCATCGCCGGTGCAGGCTTGGTCCGCAAGGCGGAGATAATCAGGAACCCGTCAAAGCTCAAGCCAGCACCGGAAGAACTGAGGGCAAAGCAACGACTGGCCGATCACCTTGCAGACCTCGCAGATCAAACGGCCCAGTTCGACCGAGGCATCGCTCAGGGATGGCGATTTGAAGAAGACAGGAAAAAGGAGCTTTCTTACTACACCACAAATGTCTCTTATGCACGAAAAACGTACAACTCTCTTAAAGAGAGTCGCCTAAATGAATTGAAATGGGCGGCTCAAGAACTGATAACCAGTAACACAAAGGGGCTCGCCGACCTCAACTCAGGAGGCTTTTATGTGTTTGGGCAAAAAGCCTATGTGGCAAGAGCTGGGACTACTGGATGGGACGGTGACCTTAAGCCTGAAGCGTCCAAAATAGACCCTAGAAAACTTAGGCGGTCTTACAGCAGCCACATAGCAAAGCACCTGCCAGAGCGACTAGGCAGTCTAAGTGATTCGGATCCAGAGACGTGGAATGTTAAAAGTATGCCAATCGGATACGGCTTTAATTTGACAGGTGCAGAAAAGGCTATTTCTGTTCACGTACACGAATTAGGGCACGCTGTCGACAGTTTTGCCGGCGTGCGGCTGCGCACTGATCTGCCGGCAAACACTTCGAGCGGCAAAGGTGAAACTGTCCTGATGCACAGCCTGCATTCTGAACGGCAACGTTCAACACCGGCAGCTGTTACCCAGTCCTTGAATCAGGGTCGTGGGCCGTCTAAGTATTCACTGACAAACCGAGAGGAGCTGTTCGCCGAGTCTTTCACTGCGTGGGTTTTTGCCCCTCGCGCTCTGAAGCAGTATCACCCAGCACTGCATGATTG